CGAGCATCTTTGTTGAACTAAAATAGTGTGCTCTCATGTCCGTATGTGGACGAATCATTGTGTATTTGTATGTGTTTAGTTGGGCTAACACTTCCCTTGCTCCATTGGTTTGGAACGTGTTTGTGTTGCCTTTCTTAATGACATTCTTGTTTTATAAATGGCCTCTCAATACTGCTATTGCATTGGCTGTTCATACTCTGAATCTGTGGTATCAGATTGTTTTTGTTTACAAATGTCCTAATTGGTCTTTAATTTGTACTTTGTTAAGTGAAGGTGCTTGGAATGTAGAAATGGTGTTCTCTATGGATTCATAAATTTTCCTTCTTGTCTTTTCTTTTCCTTCCAAATTTTTCCTTCTTGTTTTCTTTCCCCTTCTTACTTTCCTTCTACTTTATTTGACAGTTAATTGGCTGGACCTTTTAACTTGTTCACACCGTAGGGAGCTGAAGAGCAGGTGTGCGAAAAGCTGGTCTTACTCCCATTTATTCAAATTAGAGTGATGGTTGGTGTTAGTGCTTCTGACAAATATATTTTGCCTGGTAAATGGGCCGGTATGTCAATAGATGATGATTATTATGATTCTATGAAACCGCAATTTGTTTTGCCGGAAGTCGCAGCATCATTAGTTATTAGATTGGGATTTTTCTGTGGTGGTGTATTTTATTTGCTTTTCGTAGCTGTTTTCACCACTTTCCTTGCACTTATCCCTGTTGGATCAGTTTATATTTATTTAACTACTTTAGTCTTCGTTTATGGGATGTCCTTTTTGACATTTGCTAGTATTAGCACTTGTATTGTGACTTCCCTTAAGATATTGGCCTCTCTTTACCAGATAGGACCGTCTTCTGTTGAAAGACTTGTTTTCCGTGTTTTCCATATAGGGTTTACATGGTTTTATGATTTTTCTGAAGCCCCAGGTTTAGGCTTGGTTGTTGGAACCAAGCCTGGGAATTATTTTCTGGATGTTCTTGCTAGTATTTTGGCAAACTTCCTACTTTGGGTGGTTGATGCATCTAGGTTGGTTAAATTCCGGGGTTTTGAACCTGTAATGATTCATATTCCTAGGGAAAGGTTTGTGCTTCCAATTGCATTAATCAATGATGCTGTCCCAACTGGCATTGACTTGATTAGCCTTGCAAGTTATACTGCTATTGGGAAGATTGAGATCAATATTTGGGACACTGAAGCAGTTAAGTTATGCCAACCACTAATTAGATTAGCTCTTTCAATTGGAAGGTTCGCATATTTAGCCCGATTATCTGCTTGGAATCTGTTGTATATTAGTTTGGTGAGTTTTCTCACTCTTGCTAGTTATTGGTTATTTCTCATATTGAAGTTTGGGAAATATGGTGTGGAGGTTG